AGCTGATAGATCAGTAAATGTTACATCTCCTAAACCAGATAAGGTGCTAACATCCGCATCTGCTGACCACATACCTTCATTAGCAGCTATGTAAGAAGATAAGGATACAGTGGACCCTTCAACATTAGTAACGAGACTACTTAACGCACTGTTAGTAGAAGATAGTACATACTGTGGGTGATCGTTAGCATCTAAGAAATTTAAGGATGAGTGGTCTGAGGGACTACCACCTGTAGACCAAGCAGTTTCATTAGCGGCTATATACGCAGAAATATCAACTGTAGATGTTTCTATATCTGTTACAAGTGAACTAAGATTAAAGTAAGTGGAAGATAATACATACTGAGGGTGATCATTATCTCCTAATCCAGGTATAGATCCATGGTCTAATGCAGAGAATACGAAATCCGCAAAATCATTAATATCTGTAAATCCTGTGCCTCCTGCCGCTACAGGAATTGTATCACCTATTTGGAATTCCCCTATAGTAGGGACTCCTGATACATATATGATTCTTAATGGAAAATACTCTGCCATAATAAACTCCAAAGGTATTTATATACCTTTTAGACTATCGACAGATTCACTCTTCAGTCTGATCATCAGCGTCAATGATATCTTCTATCTCTTTAACTTGACGCATGAAGTCTTCAACTGAAGATCCTTCCTTAGCAGGTACATCCTCTTCTTCTTCAGGTTCTGGTTGTACTTCAGTTTGAGCGGAAGCCTCTTCTTCGATTATATCTTGATCATAGATGTTTTTAAGTATATAATCTACATCATCTTTTGAATCAGATAGTGACTCAGATAAAGTGAATTCTGTTATGATTTTATCACCATATACTTCTGAAAAACCAGATTCAGTGAATAAGTACTTAAGACCGTTATTGACATCAATGGCCTGTACCCCATTCTTAGACTTTAGCATTTCAGAGACATCAAGTAAGGACTCTTTAATTACACTACCTCTTGGAGCTAATCTAGCTAGTTTTTCAAATATAAGTGATTGAGTGTTAAGGAGAGTTCTAAAAGTAGGTGCTTCTTTTAGATTGTTAATATTAACACCATACTTTTCGCTTAACATATTGCTAATCATATCCTTAAGAGGTTTCTTCATTTCAAATATTTTAGAAACGAAATCCTTAAGATCATTTTTGCTGTAGTTAACATCCTCTACAAGTATGGAGAGACTCTTTGATATTGTGTTAGATAGTTGTTTTTTACTAACTAGTGCTAGATAAGGAATTTCAACAACAGCCTCCACAAGAGCCTTCAGAACTTTATGGTCATCTTGTTCAAAGATCATTTTGGAAAGTTCAGAGATAGAAGGCTCAGATACCCAAACACTATCAAAAGACTTTTTGCTTTCAGAGATTTCTCTACTTACTAACTCTTGTTGACAGACCATTTCATAAATGCCTCTATTATCTCCAAAGTCTACCTCGTATCTACCAGACTCCTTTAGTTGATCTAGGGTCATTCTTTCTAGGTTAAATGATCTTGAAACTATTTCTGATAGTCTAATAGCATTTAGCATCTCAGAATTTAGTGATAGCTCTTCTTTGTTCTCAGATAAGAACTTACTAATATTCTCTGATACCTCAAGGAATCTTGAAAACTCTTTAGTGTCAATGATATTAAAAGTAGCATTAAATGATTCACTCTGCTCTCTTAGTCTATCCACTGTAGAGTTGAACTTTAGTTGAGCACCCCAAGAGTTTATGATATCATTAAAAGCCTCGGAAGCTTCTACGAGATCGTCAGTGTAGATGGTCTCTATAAGAGAAGAGACTCGATTGCGGTTGGCTTCATCGAATCTCTCAGTATCAGAAAAGACATCCCCTGACTCAACAACAATATTGTCAAAGACAAGCTTATCGCCAAAGAAATAGTTTCCTTGGACAACTTTTCCGCTTTCAGTTACAAAAGTTGCGATGGAATCTTCGTCATCAACGCTAAAAAGTTTAACACCTTCTCTAAGTGAGTGACCTAAACTGTCAGCTAAAAGTGTTAGGTTGGAAATCTTTCTGTTTCTTTGATTGAAAAATTGCATTTTTTATAATATTTTAGATGCTAAATTATATATAGACAAACTATAGGGTTCTTTTTGATATAAGGTTACTTTTTTCTTAAAATTCTATCTATAGCCTTGAATTTAGGGGAGTCTATACCCTCTTCAAGCATATATTTCTTTCTTAAATCCTCCAAATCCTCATTTTTCTTAGTAGCTTTAGGCTTTGGTTGTGATTTATTAACCTTAATATCGTTTTTAGCTTGGTTATTTGAAACTGCCATATCCATAGCAGCCTGATTTTGAGATACAGCCATATCAGTCTCCCCTTGAGCTTGATTTTGCTGCACTTGTCCTGCTGCCTGAGCTTGTTGTTGCTGTGCAGCCATCTCAGCTTCCTTCTGAGCGGCCTCGTCTTGCTCCTTTTGAGCCTTTTCCATAAGAATTTGTATATCAGCATTGTTCATGTCATAGAATTCCTTGTAGATATATTCTTTTGGGAATAGACCTGACTGCATAACCAACGCAACTGTCTGTGCTTTTTGGGTATCAATGGACATTTTACGCTTAGTAAAGATGTCTGATCCATCAGGAAGTTCAATATACATCTCCTGAATTGTGCTTTGAGGCATTCCTTGCATTTCTAGGTGACGCCTAGCGATCAAAGTGAAGCCTTGAGCAACAGATTGCTGTATTCTTTGTATTACTCTTGCGAATTTTACATCTAATTGGTCAAGATTTGCCTTGCGTTCTGCTGATTTGTCGTATTCAACAATATAATCCTTAGGAACTTTGAGGGTAGCAAGGAGTTTATCTCTGAAATACTTAACATCATCGACTTCTCCAAGGTTCTCAGCACCCTTTAGAGTCTCAACTTTAGTGCCTTGGTTACCTCTAATTGGTATAAAGAAGTCTTCATCTACAGCTAGTGGGTTATATCTACCATCTACTTGACCCTGATTATTGAATTTTTCCTTCTTAAACCTTGTTTTTATGGTTTCCATAAACTGTTCGGCCTTACCTGAGGGTAAATTACCAACATCAATATAGAAAATTCTCCTTTCAGGGGCTCTGGAGAGTCGATATACAATCATCGCGTCTTCCATCAGTCGTAGAGAACGATAAACCCTAATAGCTCCACTTAAAATAGATCTACCATATGGGTAGAACTTAGGATCAGAGGTATGTAATCTGAAGTGGATTATTTGATTCTTGTCTAGTTCGATGTATTTAGATTGGCTGTTATACCAATCTCCTTGATTTATGTTTCTTTCAGGGATCTCTTGAAGAAAGGTCTTTAAATGACCATACTTATCTTCAACTCTTAAGATATAATAAGGGTTAAGAATCTTAACCTTCATAATACCTTGGGTCATATCATTAGCGTTAGCAACAAGTTCTATGAAGGTATCTCCATACTTGCAAGTGCCCCTGACAATATCCCAATATACTTGATCAAGCCTGATTCTTTTAAAGAGCATCTCTACCTTCTTGATAACCTCTTTATCCTCACTTCTTACAATAAACCTTTTGTTTCGTAAATCTTTTTGAGTAGACTCGTCTGCATAGATGTCGAGACAGGCGGTTATTTCAGGATACTCATCCATTTTTTCAAACTCATCGTATCTTCTTTTACGATTAAGCTCGACTTCTGGCATAAAGGGAAGGCCCCTAGTGTAACCAGGGAGAGGCTGCGCTAAATTATCTAAGGGAGCCTGTGGGTTTACAATGAGGTCACCCTCAATCCCTCTAGGATCACCTTTTAAGGCATCCCTTCTTCTCGTTTCAGTAGAAAAGAATTTACCAAATATTTTAGCCATGTAACCTGTGGTGTACAGGTTAGATAAATCCCCATATCTAGTAGGGTTCCAGGTAGTCATTCCTGGGCCACCAGTGTTTTCGTCTATTCTAGAATCCATGAGATGTCCTCTTCTTTTCCTTTACCGAAGCTGTATGATTTTAATGGGCTCAATGGTTTAGAGTCTTTCTTGTTCTTATTTATAATAATACCAGGGTTGCTTTCTCTAAACCTTCTACTACCATATATAGATAGTGCTAAACTCATAACTAAATCATCATTTTGACCAGTATCTGCTTGATAACGGCCATTATCAGTGATAATGAAGGTATTTAACTCCATAACAGTTCTTTTAGAATTTAATTTTACTTCACTAATTCTAATTGCTTCCTCCATCTCAATGAGAATCTGATCCCTGTTTTTTGTAGTTATCTGGAGCCCTGCGTGTCCTTTTTCATCGAACCAGACATTCTCGTACTCTAGTTGCTCAAACAGGTAATCAATTAAATTATTACCTATAGTATTTCTTTCGATCAAAACAGGACATAAATTATATCTCATCCCTTGCTCATAGATTATCTTAGCAAATTCGTTTATAGGGGTAGTATTACTGTAAAATTCAGCCACTTGCATTCCTGTATGTAAATCTAGGATCTGGAATGCTGAATAGTCTCTTCCTCTTCCCAAAGAAACATCTACGGACATGAAATAATTTATAGTAGGATCAGGGTCTTCCCAAACATACATGCGATTGTTATAGAGCCTATAAAAATCATCGCTTACATTCTCAAGAAGCTCCTGGAGAATCTGTCCTTCAATAAAAGTATCACCAGTTCCTAGGAACTCACACTCATACTCCTGTAACCATTTCTTATGACTTAGGTTAGCGCGTGTAGTCTTTTCCCAAGTGTCTATGTCCATAGGAGGGTCACGCTGCTCCATCTCCTTATAGAGCCACTCAAAGCCTTCTACGCGATTGTATTCAGGATGATCCTTCCAACTAATTTGGACAGGATTAAATGCATTCAGTCCGTCTACCGCTCCTTCCCAAATTCCATGATACCAGTTACCAATACCATTAACAGTAGACAGAACAAACGCACGACCACCAGTAGAAATAATAGGGTACACAGCAGCCCAGATTGTATCAATGTGTTCAATGAACGCAGCCTCATCAATAATAAGTAGTGAACCAGATAGACCACGACCTGATTGCTTTCCTGATGGACGAGACTTGATATGAGAGTTATTTTCTAGCTTTAGATTATGTGCATTGATCTGAGTTGCTTTAGGTTTCATCCACTCAGGTATCTCCTCATACATGATCTTTATACGATCAAGAACTTCAGTAGACTCTGTATCACCTACTGAAAGAATAACTATAGTTTGGTGATCATTAAATATACACTTCCATACAGAATACGCAGCAGCTATCGTCGTACACCCCGCCTGTCTAAACTTACGAAGTATATTAAACCTCTCAGTCTCTAGAGCGTTTACAATAGTTTTTTGAAAAGGATAAAGATTGAAAGGAACCATACCCCTTACAGGGTGAACGACTTTGATATACTTACTTATAAAGTAAATGGGATCTTTTTTACATTTTAAGTATTCGGCCTTGTAATCCATATGCTATTATACTACTGAAATGATATATGCTTTTATATGTACTAGATCAAAGAAGCTTAATGAAACTGCTACTAAGCTATCTAGATATCTTTCTTCTGCAAGTATATCAGTTAAATTTCTAGTTAACCAAAATAGCATATTTAGTGGGTACAGTAAAGCTTTCATTTCTAATGACATAAAGGATGATGATATTGTAATCCTGTGTCATGATGACATAGAAATATTAACAGACAAATCTCTTTTTCTAGAGATACTTGTCAACAACTGCTTAAAGTCATCAGTAGGGTTTGTAGGAGTAGCAGGCACCAAAAAGCTTACACAAAATGCTATATGGTGGAATCCTGATGTATGGAGAGAAGGTAAGCACTCTGGGGTTGTATGGCATGGAACAGACGCCCTGCACCCAGACTTAACTTACTACGGGCACTATGGTCAAGTAGTTGTAATGGATGGTCTGTTTTTAGCGGCAAGCGGAAGAACTCTAAAAAAAGTAAGTCTTGAAAAACCTGACTATCTACATGGTGACTGGGATTTTTATGACCTTCATTATACATTAACCGCTCACAAGAAAGGTCTTAAGAATCTAGTTGTACCTATCTGTATCTTACATAATTCAAAAGGGGAGCTTGTAGGAAGAGATGGGTGGGATGAAAATAGGAAACTATTCATTCAAAAACATAATCTTCCCATAGAGCTTCAAAATGGAAACTAACGACGAATTAAATAAGAGGATCGCCACACTTTCTCAATCTATAGAGCAAGCATACAGAGCTAATCAAAGCATGGAGAAAGCTCTCACAGAATGTAGTGAAAAACTAGCACAGACAAGATCTCAGCTAATAAAGGTAACTAACTCAAAGATCCTGTTTAAGTTAGAAAAGAAATGGACTACCTTCTGGTCCTTTGTATCAGTATTTCTTGACCCAGGAGAGTCTAGCACCAGCCTTCGTGAAAAGTTTTTCATGTTCTTTAAGACCATGTGGTCGTGGGCAAGAAATGGATTTAAGCTAGAAGAAGAGCAGGTAGCACTTAGAAGATTTGAGATATGCAAAGGTTGCCCTGAACTAAAAACTCCTGATAATCAGTGCAAATTATGTGGCTGCATGATGGAGAAGAAGACTAAGTTGGCGGGTGCTTCTTGTCCTTTGAAGAAGTGGTAATCTCTTTATTCTTTAACGAGCCTACCCAGTGCTTACTTCTTTTTAGGTTACTCCAGTAAAGCTTAACTTTGTGGTTAGCTTTCTTTCTCCAGTAGTTAGAATCCTTATTTCTATACATCAGTTATTGATGTCTAATGGACCAGCAGCTAGTCCTTTCTCTTGTGCCCTAGCTAGTGTAGATCCCAATGTTATTGCAAGCCTAGTTTTTGATACTTTCTTGTCGTCCTCGTCGTCTTTTTTGTTAGACTTTGAAGGCTTGTCAGAGTCTGATGTGGGGGTTGTAGGCGTAGGAGCAGGCTTAGGAGCCGTAGGAGCAGGTGCAGGTTTAGGAGCCGTAGGAGCAGGTGCAGGTTTAGGAGCCGTAGGAGAGGCTGTAGGTTTAGGAGCCGTAGGAGCAGGCGTAGGAGCAGGCGTAGGTGCAGGACCAATTGTGCTAGTTACTTTAGAAGTAGGAGGAGAAGTAACTGCTCTAGCGGCAACATTACCAGCAACCCTACTAACAACCTTACCACCAGCAAGAGCAGCCTGACCAGCAACCTTACCACCAGCAAGAGCAGCCTGACCAGCAACCTTACCTCCAGCAAGAGCAGCCTTACCACCAGCAAGAGCAGCCTTACCAGCAACCTTACCACCAGC